TCTTTCCCTGGGGGGGGAGCCCGCAGGACGTTTCTCCGCTGGATCCCCCCCCCTGGCCCTCCGAAACCGGCCGGGATCGGCTGAAGCCGCCCGATGAGGAAATCGGGGCCGCCGATCGGCCGGATCGAGCAGGGATTAAACCTCGAGCTCCGCGAACCGGCCCAGGAACGCACCTCCACCGGCGCCCGCGCCCACCTCCGGGGCCTGGCCCGGGCTCTGGACGTGGCCGAAGCCACCGGCGATCTGGACGCCAGCGCGAAGGTGGGCCGTGTATATCTCGAGGTACGCCGCGCCTATGGCCTGGCCGGCGGGGAGGTAACGCCGCTTGATCCCTTCGCCGCGTTCGTGGCCGGCCTGTCCGCGCCCAGCCTGGGGGACGCCGCGGACACCTAGCCGCGCCAGCTACGGCGCCGCCATCGCGGCCACGGCCGACGCGATGGGCTGGCCGCTCATGCCCTGGCAGCGGATCGTGGCCGATGTGGCCACCGAGATCGATCCGCTCACCGATCTGTTCGCGTATTCGGTGGTGGGCCTCACCGTGCCGCGCCAGGCCGGTAAGACCACCCTCACCGGCGCCACCATGGAGCACCGAACCATTTACCGGCCGCGCTCGCGCGTGTGGTACACCGCGCAGACGCGCGAGATCGCGCGCGATTGGCTACTGAACGAACACCTCCCCGGCGTGCAGCTTTCCCCGCTCGAGCCCTACGCCCGGGCCCGGCGGGCCCAGGGATCCGAAGGGATCACCTACCCCCACGGCGGGATGCTTCGGATCTTCGCACCGCTCCCCGCCGCGCTGCACTCGAAGCAATCGGATCTCGTGGTGGTGGACGAAGCGTGGGCGCATGATCTCGAGCGCGGCCGCCAGCTGGATCAGGCCATCGTGCCCACCCAGGCCACGCGCCCGGGCGCGCAGGTGTGGAAGGTGTCCACGGCCGGCGATGAAAATTCGCTCTGGCTCTGGGACACCGTGACGAAGGGCCGCGCCGCGGTGGAAGCGGGCCGCCGGAGCGGGATGGCTTACTTCGAGTGGTCCTGTCCTGATGAGCTCGATCCGTGCGCCTCGAGCTCATGGGAGCTCTACCACCCTGCCTACGCCATCACCATCGGGGTGGCGCAGATGCGGGCCGCCCTCGAGGAACTAGGGCCGGCCGGCTTCGCCCGGGCCTATGGGAACCGCTGGCCCGAAGGGATGGGAGCCGCCGCCTCCCCGCCGCGGATCCCGCCCGGGCGCTGGGCCGCGGTGCAGGTGCCGCCGATCGCCGCGGTGCCTTCCGGCGTCACCATGGCGCTGGGCTTCGATACTGACCGCGACCGCTCGAGCGGTGCGGTGGCGGTGGCGTGGCGCGAACGCGGCCGCCTTCGCTGTGAGCTCATCGAAACCCGGGCCGGCACCGGCTGGATGGCTGAACGCCTGGGGGAGCTCACGGCGCGCTATGGGCCGGTGGGGATCGGCTACCCCGCCGATTCACCCGCCCTCGATATCGCGGACACCCTGGCCACCTCCGGGGCGCCGGTAGGACCGATCCGCGGCCGTGACTGGCCGGCCGCGTGCGCCGCCTGGCTGGCCGCGGTGAGCGAACGCCGGATCGCGGTGGGCGAACACCCCGCGCTCGCGGCCGCCGCGGAGGTGGCGCCCGGACGCGATAGCGGAGATGGTGGCTGGGCCTGGGCCCGCCGCGGTGCGGTGGCCTCGATCGCGCCGGTGATCGCGGCGACCGCCGCGTGTTGGGCCCTCGAGCATCCCAGCGCCGCGGAGGTGGCATCGTGGTCCGCGTTCTAGGGGTTGGCCTACGCTTCAGGGTTTAGTGCCGATGCCCTGGAAACGCCCGAAGCCTGCCAGCACACCGCTGGGTGGCGCCGGGGCCGCCGGGGGCGCCGCCCTGGCACCGATGGGTCCGGGGCCGGGATCCGGCGTCACCGGCGACGTGGAGGGTTTCCTAGAGCTCTGGCGCCGCCGCTCCGAGCAGGACGCCATAAACGCCGGTGCCTATGTCGGCGCCGGAGGTGGCTGGGCGCCCTGGGTGTCGGAGTGGTCCGCGCGCCAGGTGCCGGCGCTCACCGCCGGGATGCGCCTGATCTCCGGCGTGGTGATGCAGCTACCCCTACGCCAAAAGCGCGGGGATGTGCTGGTGGATCCGCCGGCCGCCATCATCGAAAACCCTTCGCCGGGGCCCAATCGATCGATCGCGGATTTCGTGGACGAATACACCTCCGATGTGCTGCTCTACGGGAATCACGTTTCGCTGATCGGGCCGGTGGATTCCACCGGCTGGCCCACCATGCTGATCCCGCTCGATGTCACCCAGGTGTCCGTGGCGCGCGATCCCGAAACGCTGGCGCCGGTGTACGCCCTCGAGGGGATGGAGGAAGCGATCCCGGCCGATCGCGTGTTCCACGTGGCCATAGACAAAAGATCAGGGGAGCTCCGGGGCCGCGGTGTGCTTCCAACCCTCACTGGCGCCATCGGTGCCGCGCTGGCGGCCGATGCCTACGCCGGCCGCTACTTCGCGGAATCGGCCGTGCCCTCCGGTGTCATCACCGACACGCGGCCGAATCTCACCCAGGATCAGGCCGACGAGCTCAAATCGAAGTGGATGCAGGCGGTGAGCGGAACCCGGGCGCCGGTGGTGATCCCGGGTAGCACCAGCTTCCAACCGCTGGCCACCGATGCCGATAAGGCCCAGCTGGTGCAGGCGCGCCAATGGGACGCCACCATGGTGGCGATGATGCTGGGGGTGCCGCCCTTCCTCCTGGGCATCGAAACCCAGCGGCACACCTACACGAACGCGGAAAACGAATTCGGCCGTTTCGTATCCACCACCATCCTTCGCCTGCTCCGGCCGCTCGAGCAACAGCTATCGCTCCAATGCCTGCCGCGGGGGAACACCGCCGAATTCTGGACCGGCGCGCTACTGCGGGCCGACACCTCCACCCGGGCCGCCGCCGCGGTGCAGCTCTACGGCGGGGAGATCATCACCCTGGCCGAAGCGCGGACCCTGGCCGGCTTCCCCGCCGAAGGTGGGCCCAGCGAATCCGCCGAACCGGTGCCGGCACCGGCGGCCGCACCCTCGAGCTCGAATCCGCCCAGCGCGGACGGTACGGAAGCCGCCCGGCTGGCCCTAGTGGAGGGATGAACCTATGCCCCTAGCCCGCGTGTTCGCGTCGGAGCTCCGCGTACGGGATGCCGAAGCCGAGGGGGAAGGCGACGGCCGCACCCTGGTGGGCCTGGCGGTGCCCTTCGATACCGAGATCGACGTTTCGGACTGGTGGGATGATTACACCGAGGTGTTTCGGCGGGGCGCCTTCACCAAAACCATCACCGACCGGAGCCGGCCGGTGCCGCTACTCGATCACCACCAGCGCCGCGCCCTGGGGATCGGCCGCGCCACGCGCCTCGAGGAAACCGACGCCGGCCTGGAAGCGGAATTCCACCTCACCGAAGGGGTGCAGGCCGCCGATGAGGTACTGGCCCTGGTGCTCGATGACGCGCTGGGCGGCCTCTCGATCGGCTTCGAGCCGATCCAACACCGCGAAACCAAGGGCACCAAGCGCGACCCGCCTTCTGAACGCGACCTGATCGAACGGACGGAGGTGGCGCTCCACGAGGTGAGCGTGTGCAATTTCCCCGCCTTCGCCGGGGCCGGTGTCACTGGCGTGCGCGACGCTACGGGCCGCCATCCTTCGCTAGGCGCGCTGGCCCTCGAGCGCGGTCGCCTCGACACGGCCCGGGCCCGGGCCCTCGATCGCTGGGGCCGGGTGGAGCGGTGCCGGTAAATCGCGGCAACATCGAATTTCACCGGATCCCCCCCGAAGGTGACACCGGCAAGGTCCGGTGCGAGGTGTGTGGCCACACCTGGGTGACGACGCCCGACCAGGACGCGCTCCTGGTCGAAGTGCTCACCCATGAGCACGATCGGCCCGCCCAGGGAACGGCGCCCTCATCCATCGATCCGCCCATATCGACGCGCTAGGGTCGCGCCAGATGGGCCGGCCGGCCAGCCGGAGCCGATCAGGTGTCAAGCCTGATCCGCCACCACTGGTGTCCACGTGAGCCACCCAGGGAAAACGAAATCCTCGAATCCCTGAAAGGTGAACCATGCCCATTTCCCTGGTGGATGTGCTCAGGCAATCCATAGACGAACTGCACGGCCGGATGAACGCGATCGAAGCCGGCGCCGTCGCGGATCAGCGCGACACCCTCAACGATGTGGAACAGACCACGTGGGACGAGCTCCGGGCCGAAGCCGAAGCGAAGACCGGGCGCCTCGAGCTCCTGGTAAGCCGCGGCGAGCTCGACGCCCAGGCCGGTGAGCTCATGGCCCGCATGCGCGGGGGCGCGCCGCCGAGCTCCGATTCCGAGCCGGTGGGCGGATCCGCACCCTTCCCCTACCGCACCCCCGGCGAATACGTCATGGGCTATATGCGGATGAAGCACGGTGACGCCGCCGAAGCCGCCCGCTTCACGCGGGCCCTGGCTGACGTCACCACCGCCCAGACACCGGGCCTGGTGCCGCCTCAAGTCACCGGCGACATTCTGGGCGCCTGGTTGGCCCAGCGGCCGGCCGTGGACGCCATGACGAAGCCGGTGCTTCCGCCGGTGGGGATGAAGGTGCTCCGGCCGCATATCGGCCAGCACGTGGACGTGGGCCCGCACGTGGAGAAGGGCCCGGTGGTGTCCCAGCAATTCAAGCTGGACCTGGCCGAGATCGATCTGGATTCCTACGCCGGTGGGGTGGACGTGGCGTGGGAGCTGGTCCAACGCTCGAGCCCGGGCGCGCTGGATGTGATCTTCCAGGATCTTGTCCGCGTGTACGCGCGCAAATCGAACGCCGGAGCGTGGGGTGGCGTCGCGGCCAATATCGCCGCGAACGTGGTGGCCTGGGACGGTACGGCCGCCACGCTGGGGCCCGCCCTGGCGGCCGCCGCGGTGTTCGTGGCCACGAACAGTGAGGAAAGCGTGTGGCCGGACACCGTGTGGCTGGGTACCGCCGCCTACGGCGCGCTGGCCGGCCTGGTGGACGCCAGCGGACGCCCACTGTTCCCGTACCTGAACGCGCTGAACGCGTACGGGACCGGCGACGCGGCCGGGAACATCTCGAGCGTGATGGGTCTGCGGCCGGTGGTGGACACCCAGATTCCGCCGAACACCTTCACCGTGGGGAATTCAGAGGAAGTGGAGTTCTACGAAACCCCGGGCGCGCCGGTGCAGCTGTCCGTGGTGGACGTGGGCGTGGCCGGGTACAACGTGGGCGTGATCGGCATGTTCGCGTGCGCGGCCGTGGACACCGGCGCGTTCGTGAACGTGGGCCCGATCGGTGGCGCCGGCACGGAGGAAACCGGGAACGGCCCGGGCGCGGCCAAAGCCTCGAAGGAGAAGGCGGCCGCATAGGTGACGATCCCCCCGACGCCCGGAATCTGGCTCACGCCGGAGGACTACAAGGCATATGCGCGAATCGACGCCTTGGACACCACCGACGATGCCGCCATCACCGAAGCGGTGAACGCGGCCACCGAAGCCATCGAGCTCCGGGCGCCGGGGGCCTTCACCTTCGATCCCGACACCGGCGAACTGCTGGCGCCGGTGCCGGCCGGGGTGCACCAGGCCGCGCTCCTGCTCACGAACCGGCTGATGAGCCGGCGCAACTCGCCTGATGGCGTGGTGGGGGTCTCCGATATGGGAACGGCGCGGATCCTCTCCTACGACGCGGACATCAACGCGTTCCTGGGACCGTGGACCTCCATGGTGATCGCGTGAGCTCCGCGGCCGACGCGCTGGCGATCTGCGAGAAGCTGAAGGCCGCCGGGATCCGCGCCACCACCGACGCCGGCGCCCTCAATCCCCCGGCCGTGCTGGTGCCGCCACCGCGCCGAAACTATGACGTGGCGTGTGGCTTCACCGAGGTGTGGGGACTGCACGCCATCGCGCCGGCGATCACCGGCGGGGACCGCGTCACCTGGGCCCAGCTCGATGAGCTGGTGGACGCGGTGGCCGATGTGTTCCCCGTGGAAACCGCGCTCCCGGGCGCGTACGTGCTCGAGAATAAAACCCTTCCCAGCTACCTAGTGACGTTTACCACCCCCGGAGGTGACTGAATGATAAATGAATCCCGCCTGATGAACGGAACCCTCACGCTAGGGCCGACACCCGGCGAACTCGATATGTCCTGCCAGATCACGAACGTGCGCGTGAGCTCCGCCTACTCCGATGATGGGAACGCGGTCACCACGCTGTGCGGTGACACCGTGCCCGCGCCGCGCAAACTCGATGGCCACAAGCTCGAGGGAACAATCGTCCAGGACTTCGACTACGACGAAACCTCCGGTGGGGTGATCGCGTATTTGTGGGCCCACGATCTCGAGGTGGTGGCCTATGAGTACGTGCCCAATGACACCGCCACGTGCCCATCCTTGGCCGGAACTCTGATGATCGAGATCCCCGCCGAAACCTTCGGCGGTGACGTGAACGCGCGCATCACTTCGGATTTCACCTGGAACCTTCAGGAGAAGCCCACGTTCACCTGGCCGGCGCCCGGCGTGGCCGGTGCCAGCGCCGCGCACACCGAAGCCGCCTAGGTGCCCAGTCAGATCCGCCTAGTGGGATCGCCGCGCCTGATCTCCACCCTGGCGCGCGCCGAAAAAGACATCGCGGATATGTCCAAAGGCTTCGCCGAAGCGGGGAAGATCGCGGCACAAGCGGGTGTGAGCGCGGCGCCGCGTCTCACCGGGGCGTTGGCCCGTTCGATCACCTCTGAGCCCGGGGACCGCAACACCGCGGTGCTCACCTCCCCGCTGGTGTACGCGATCCCGATCCATTGGGGCCGGCCCGCCCACAACATCGCGCCGAATCCGTTCCTCATGCGGGGCGCCGAATTGTCCGAAAGCCGCTGGCTGAACGCCCTCGAGCAGGACGCGCAACGGATCTGTAATCAAGTGCAAGGGGCCTGATATGTCCACGTTTCGCACGGAAATGGAGATCGTCCTAGACGGCGAAGTTTTCAAGTGCCGTACTTCGGCGCTCGATCACACGAACGCCGAGCTCATGACCGCGAAGGACGGCGGGAACATCGAAACGCGGCAGGTGTCGCAGGGCTTCCATGTCGCCTATTGCACCTTCCGCCGGTGCCATCCCGAGGCTGAGCTAAGCCGATCCTACGGCCGCTTTATCGAGGTGCTCGATGAGGTGCGAAACCTCGAGGAAGCCGAGGGTGCCGAAGATGAGCCCAATCCGCTGGACCCTACCCCCCCGGCGGATGGGGCCGACTGGCGGTAACTCTCGCGGTGCAGACCGGGATCTCTCACCGCGAGTGGCTACGCGATCCGCACGCCATGTTCACTGCGGTGGAGGTGCTCGAGCAGATAGCCGCCGAGCTCGAGGCTAAGACGCAAGGCGCGCGCCGCTAGTGGCCCTGTTCGGTGGCGGTGGTGCCAAGCTGATGGTGCAGATCGTGGGGGAGTCCTCCTCCGCGGTCGCGGCTTTCGGAAAGACCACCAGCGCGGCCAAGACCACAGAAGGCGCCGTAGGGAAAACCGGCACCTCGATCACGAACATCGCGAAGGCGGTGGCCACCGGCTACGCGGTGAAGAAAGTGGTGGACTTCGGAAAGGAGAGTGTGGCCGCGGCCGGCGCCTCGATGAAGGCGAACAAACTACTGGCCCAGGAATTCAAGAACGTGGGCGATGAAAGTGGGAAGGCCGCCGATCACGCCATCAAGCTGGCCGAATCCCTGGGCAAACAGATCGGTGTTTCACCGACTGTCATAAAGGGCGCGGAGGGGATCCTCACCACCTTCCACGCGGTAAGCGGTGCGGTGGGGATGGGCGCGGGGATCTTCGACCGTGCCACGAAAGCCGCGGCGGATCTCGCCGCGTCCGGCTTCGGTGATATGAGCACGAACGCGAAGCAGCTGGGTAAAGCCCTTCAGGATCCCAGCAAGGGGATGACCGCGCTGACGCGGTCGGGCGTCAACTTCAGCCAGGCCCAGAAGGATCAGATCAAAGCCATGCAGCAATCCGGCGATCTGCTGGGCGCCCAGAAGATCATTCTGGGGGAGGTCGAGAATCAGGTGGGCGGGACGGCCGCCGCCACGGCCGGCGCCGGGGACAAAATGCGCGTGGCCTTTGAGGAAGTGAAGGTATCGATCGGCACCGCGCTGATGCCGGCGGTAAAGACAATGATGAAAACCTTCAGCGGCCTTTTCTCTTTCATCTCGGCCAATGCGGCCTGGCTGGTGCCGGTGACGCTCGCGGTGGCCGCGTTCATCGCGGTGCTTCTGACCATCTCGAAGGTGGTGGGCGTGATCGAGGACGTAAAGAAAGCGATCGAGACTTTCAAGGCCGCCTGGCTGGCGCTGAATAGTTCCTTTATCGCCTCACCCATCGGCCTGATAATCATTGCGATCATTCTGCTGGTGGCCGCGCTGGTGATCCTCTACCTGAAGGTGGATTGGTTCCGCGCGTTTGTGGACGCCGCCATGCGCGACATAGTCGCGTTCTTTCTCGCCGGGTGGAACGCGATCGTGGGCATTTTCAATTGGGTGGTCGCATTCATCAAGCAGTACATGGACCTGATCCTGGTGGTGCTATTGGGCCCGTTCGCGATCGTGTTCCTGCTCATCAAGGCCGCCATCACCGGCGGGTGGTCCGGGATCATGGCGCAATTCGGGAAGTGGTGGTCCGACATTCAGGGAATCCTCGCGCCGATCCTGGGGGTGATCACCGGCCCGTTCCTCGCCGCGTGGGGCTGGATCTATTCGGGCCTGATCTCGCCACTCTCCGGCGCCTTCTCCGGGGTGGTGAGAGCGATCTCCGGGGCCCTCAGTGGCGTGACGAACGCCATCACCGCGCCGTTCGTGGCCGCGTGGAAATTCATCGATGACCACGTTCTGAGTCCGCTCAAAAACGCGTGGAACGCGGTGGCCAAAACGATAAACGCGATCCACGTGTCCTTCACCATTCCCTCCAACGTCATCACGAACGCCCTCCAGATCGGTGGGAAGGGCTTCGATTGGAGCCCACCGTTCAACCTGCCCACCCTCCAATCCGGTGGTCTCATCACGCGCACCGGCCTGGTGCTCGCCCACGCCGGTGAAGCGATCACTCCGCTCCCGGGCGGCCGGGCCGGGGGCCCGCTGGTGCAGATCGCGCACGCCCACTTCTCCGAGAAGATCGACGTGGAGACCTTCGGCCGGCGCCTGGCGTGGACGATGCAGACGGCGGTGGCCTGATGGTGTGCGTGCGTCGGGCCTGGCTGGTGCTGGGAACGCGGCGCCTCGAGCTCGAGGACGAGGGGGCCGGCTACTACACCACCGAGCTCGATCTCGGCTATCCCGAGGTGCGCGACGTGACCAGCAATCGGCCCGACCGTGACGGTACGGACGATCGGACCACGCTCATGGGATCCCGGGCGATCAGCGCGAACATCACGGCCCGGGGCGGGGTGATGACCGTGGACGAGATCGGCGCCCTTTTCGCGCCGTACATGCGGCCGAGCGCGCGGCCCGAGCTCCACTACGTGCTCGAGCGCCCGGGGGCGCCCGAACGCTTCACCACCGTGCGCGCGTCGGGCTACACCTGGCCGGTGACCGGGGAGCACAACCGCGAGATTCACCTGGGCTGGGTGGCGCCCAATCCGGTGATGCGCGATCCGGCCCTCCACCGCGTGGCCGCGCGGAGTGGCGCATCGGTGAGCGGCGGGCGTGCCTACGATCTCACCTTCGATCGCGCCTATACGCCGGGGGGCGGATCCGCCACCACCGGCGTGATCTCGTCGGCCGGCGATCTGCCCATCAGGCCGACCTTCGAGATTTACGGCCCGATCACGGATCCGGTGGTGGTGCTCGAGGTGCGCGATCCGGCCCGTCCCGCACCCGCGCCGGTGTTCCGCCTCGCGTTCGATCTGGGTTTCCGTATCGATGCGGGCCGCTGGGTCAGCGTGGACGCCGATGCCCGCACCGCGCACGATGATCGGGGCGCCCTCATCATGGGGGAGCTCGATTGGGCCCAAACGATCTGGCCGGTGCTCCCCACCGCGCCGGCCGCTACGTACATGACGCTCACCGGCACCACCACCACCGGCGTCACCCAGACCCAAGCCATCTGGGCGGATGGGTACTTGACGTGAGCACCATCGAGCTCGAGGGTGGCCGCTGGCGCCTCACTATCCACCACCGGCCCTATTCGGTGCCGATGTTCGCGCGGGACACCGGGATCGCGGAGCTCACCGACGCCCGGAGCCGGCGCCTGGAATTCGCTCTGAACACCCCGGCAAAGCTGACGTTTTCGATCGATGGTGAATCGCCGGCCGCGGTGTTTCTTCAGGAGCTCACCACCGAAGTGATGGCCTGGCGCACCGACGATGACGGCGCGGCCGAGCTCATGTTCCGCGGCGTGGTCACCCAATCCCAGGACACCCTTTCCGAGCAGGTCTACACCGTGAACTACACCTGCCTGGATTATCTGGCCCTGGTGAACCGGCGCTTCCTCACCGCTCCGGTGGATCTGAATTTCGCCCAGGTGGATCAGGACGACATCGTGGCCAGCCTGCTGGCGCTGGCGTCGGAGGGGTGCACCGCCGGCGATGGCACCAGCTTCGCGCCCGGATCCGCCCTCCCGCTCACCCGCGCCCTGGTGGATCCGAACGGCGGGCCGCGTGGCCAGCCCTCCGGCGTGCTCCGCGATCGCACCTATCCCGGACAGACCGCCCTAGGCCAGGCCATCACCGATCTGGGCGCGTGCATCGGTGGTTATGACACGGACGTCGATCCGGCCGCGGAGTCCGATGGCACCGATTATCTGCGGATCTTCTATCCGGCCCAGGGGATCGCGCGCCCGGATCTCGTGCTCGCCTACGGATCGAGTGTGTCCACCGTGAGCCGGAGCGTGAACAGCACCGAATACGCGAACTATCGCCGGGTGATCGGCAACACCACCGAACAGGGGGCGTCCCAGGTCTACGCCGAGCGGTGGAACGATGACGCCAACGATGTGGGCCGCCTGCCGGTGGGGTTGTGGATGGGCGCCGATAACGCTTCGGACGTTTCGGTTCAGACGACGCTGCAACAGAAAGCCGATGGGGAGCTCGAGCGATCCGGGGTGCTGGTGCCCTCCTACACGCTGGGGATCCGGCCCGATTGGTGGAGCCCGGGGGAGCCCGCCATGGGTGACACCGTGCCGCTGGTGATCCGAAAGGGGCGCCTCGATGTGTCCACCACCGTGCGGATCCTCGCGATCAATTACGCCATCGGGGACGATGGCACCGAAGATGTGGAGGTGACCGTGGGCCGGCCCGCGCTCACCCTCACCGCCCTATTCCGCGACGTACAGCGCGACGTGAACGCGCTGGCCCGGAGGTGATGAACCGATGACGCGTTACGCGCCCTTGTGGCTTCAGGATGAGACCTATCCCGCCAGCGTCGACCGCCGGCTGATGGGGGCCCTATGGCCGAGCGGTGGCGCGAACGGTTGCATGGTGAGCTCCGCCGGAGCGGGGATGATGCTCGAGATCGCGCCGGGATCGGTGGCGGTGCCGAGCGCGAATAACACCGGCACCGCGCTGTGTGTGTCCGATGCGGTGGAAAATCTGGCGCTGGATCCCGCGGTGCACCCACCGAATCAGGAGCGGTGCGATCTGATTATCTGCCAGGCCCGCGGCGCGGATCTCGACGGCGGAACGGATAATGATTTCATCTTCGCGTTCGTCACCGGCGTGCCGTATGCGCCGCCCTTCGACCCGGTGCGCGACACCCCGGCGACACCGCCGGGCGCGCTGGCGCTGGCCCGCGCCATCGTGGTGGGCGGATCCGTGACGATCGACGCCGCGCACCTCACCGATATGCGCCCGGGGGGGTTAGGCGCAGGCGGCCCGCGTGATCTGTTGCACGCCCGGTGGGTGCGTACTGCTTCCTTGCCAGTGCCTAGCGCCGTTATCTACGACCAGGCATCGTTCGACCCCGGCCGACTGTGGGTGCCGTGGCCGGCATCATATTTTTCGATCCCGACCCCCGGCGTGTACCAAATCAGCGCCCAACACCACGTTGACTTTTCCTCCCCGAGTTGGGCGCAACTTCAGCTCGTCGTGAATGGCGTCAGCGAGTTCACCACGAGTGCGGACGTGGTGTCCATCGGCGTCAACCTGACACTGGTGCAGACGAGGAAGTGCACGACCGGGGATCAAATCCAGATCAACGTAGGCGCCGGGATGGGCGGAACGCTGAGCGGAGGGGCGCAGTCCAACGCATGCAGTATCGATTATCTGGGCAGCGGATGACGAACAAAAAGAAAAGTGAGGAGCAAACCAAACATGACAACCGAACCGACAGAACCCACCGAGCCTGAGCCCGAAACCGAGCCTGAGCCTGACGCGGAGAAGCTGGGCGATGAGGGGGCCGGGCCAGAGCCCTCCGGCGCGGAATAGTGGCCCGTTTCGATTGCGCCACCTGGCGCCCGATCGGCGCCAACACCGGCGGCCGGCTGGCGCCGAATCTCGGCCTGGTGCTCCACCACGCGGTAGCGAACGGATCCCTGTATTCGTTCTTCAATAGTCCGAGCGCGCAGGTGTCCGCGCATTTCTGGGTGGCCCAGGACGGCCGGATCGAGCAGTACGTGGACACCGATGTGGTGGCCTGGCACGGGATGAACCTGAACAGCCGCTATGTGGGCGTGGAAACCGAAGGGTGCTCCGCGCCGCCGCACGCGGAGCCGATGAGTGACGCCATGGTGAACGCGCTGGCGAACCTCTATGGCGAAGGCATGGCCCGCCATGGCTGGCCGAACGCGAAGGCGAACGCCGATGGCCAGCCCGGTTTCGGCTTTCACCGGATGGCCGTGAATACCGCGTGTCCTTGTGACGTCCGGTTGAACCGGCGCGATGAAATATTGGCAAGGGCCGCCGGTGGAGCTCCACCGCCGAGCTCGAGCGGAGAGGAAGGGAAGGAAATGATTATCTGTTCGACGCCCAGCGGCCGCGGCTATATCTGCGTGAAGCCGGATGGGGCGGTGTTCGCCTACGGTGATGCCGCCTACCACGGTGGCGCCAATGAGGGACACCTAAGCCCAGGCGACCGCGTCACCGATGCCGCCTACGTGGGTGCGGGATCGGGTTACTGGCTGATCGCGAAATCCGGCGCGGTGTTCGCCTACGGTGATGCGCCATTTAAGGGGCGCCCGAACGGATGATGGCCCATCCGGCCCGCCTGGTGCTGGCGATCGCGTACGCGGTGGCGGGGATCGGGGTGATCGTGATGGCCTTCGATTCCATCCTTTTCAACCGCTGGGCTTCGGTGGCGCTCGAGGGGGTGGGTCTGCTGCTGCTGGTGGTCCTGCTCCGAACCGGCTGGGCCTGGCTGTGGCTGATCGTGGGCGCCGTGTGGCTCTACGCCGCCACCATTAGCGCCTTCCGCGGCGTCGATTCCTACGAACGGGCCGGCGTGGCGCTGATCTTCCTGGCGCTGGCCTTCGGCGCCCTGGCCGCGTACGTGGCCGAAACGCGAAGGGTGTTCACCTCGCGTGAGTGATCTAGTCACCCAGCTGACCGCGGCGGTGGTGGCCGCGGTGGTGCCGGTGCTGGTCGCCGCGGTGAACAGCTGGCTTACCGCGCGAGGTGGGGAGCGCGTAGCCGCCGAGCAGTAATCTCCGGCCGCGAAGTAGGGCCTGGGGTGGAAGGTGTGCACCTCCCCGCCCTGGGCCCTCTTTCGCGTGCGGATCCCTGGGGCCTAGTGCCAGGGCCCACGTTTCAGAGGCTTAGGCGGGACCGCGGAAACCGAAATCCTGCCAGCGCGTGAGAAAATCCCTGATGGCACGCCAGATCCGGCGCCTCACGCAAAAAGCCTCACCGCGAGGTGCTTATCCACCACGCGCTTGGAACGGTGCCGGTACACCTCCACCAGCATCCGCGGTGTCTTATGGCCGAGTAGGTCGGACACTTCCTCGAGTGGCATCCCCGCCTCCACCAGAAGTGAAGCCGCGGTGTGCCGGAGCTCATAGGGGCTGATCTCGCGGTCTAAGAAGATCCCGGCCGCCTTCGCCAGCCGGCGCACCGTGCGCCGTAGGTTCGACGGATCCACCGGGCCGCCGCCGGCGGTGGTAACCACCAGGCCCGAGTCGGTCCACGCGGCTGGCCCGGCATTCAGACGCTCGCGGGCCTGGCGTGCCCACTGGCGCCGGAGCGCGTCCACCGCTTCGGGGGGAAGTGCCAGCCGGCGATCGGATCCCGCCTTCGCGCCCTCCGCTATCGACATTTCCACGCGGCCTTCGTCGTCATAGGTCACGCGGCGAAACGCCGTGATGGCGATGGTGCCGCCCTCGAGATCGATGGCAGACCACTTGACGCCGGCCGCTTCGCCGGGGCGCAGGCCCAGCCACAACATGAGCACGATGGCTATCTCGAGCCGATCGCCCTTTGCCGCTTCGAGTAAGGCGCGGGCCTGCTCGAGGGTGAGGGTGCGCTTCTCGGCCGCCGGCTTCGCGCCCTTCGGGAGCCTGGCGCGTCGCGCCGGATTCCATGAAAGCCGTTCGCGATCGTTGTAGGCATCGATCGCCATGGCCAGAATGGTGCGGGCCCGGATAAGCGAATTGCGCCGGAGGGGGCGCCGGCCACGCGCCAGGGTCCGAAGATGATCCTCGATGACTCGCACCTCGAGATCCTCTAGGGGGATGAGGTGGAGGGGCGCCCACTTATCGATGGCCCATTCATAATTATCCATGGTGTTCGCGCTCGAACCATCGGGGGTGTATTCCTCGAACCACTCCACCAGCCACGCGCCGAGCTCCGGGGACTCGCGCTCCGGGGATTCACCGTCGCGGTCGCGAAGCTGCGCCATGGCGTCGCGCACCTCTGTTTCCGTGCGGCCGTAGACCGTTTCCCGCTGGCCGTTCACCATCACGCGGCCGCGCAGGATCCCCTTCGCGTTCGGCTTGCTGATCGAGCCCTCGCCATAGCCCAGGGGCTTGCGCTTTGGCATGGGGTGTGCACCTCCCTGTGTTCCGGTCCAATTGAAGTGGACTAAACATCCGCATACTACCGCAAGTGGACGCAAGTGGACGCAGACCGGTCCAGGTCAGGGCATATATGCAGGTCAGACCATATGTCGATTGTGCATGACGCGCAAGGGGTCAGTGGTTCGAGTCCACTACGGCCCACCAGGGATTATGCCGGTTTTCGGGGGTGCGAAAAAAGGGTCAGGTCCAGTTCCGGTCCAGTTCGGCGCCGAAAGGATCCGCGACCTGGGGACGCATACCCCTGCTGCTTGACGAACGCGTCCGGATGCTAGACACTCGCGCTGGGTTTAAGGGGAACGGTACGCACCGGAGTGTGGGGGGACATTCCCCTTAAACCCAGGAAACGTCGCCCCTCACTAATCGGGCGCACCGTTCCCCTTTCCCATTTTGTCGGCAGGTCGGGCCGATGTGAAGCCCTGGAAGGGAAAGGGGGCCGAGATCATGGCCCGATCGAGTGGAGCCGCCCGCCAACCCACCCAGCGAAAGCCGCCCACGCCGGTACGCCGGCGCCGGCGAGTTAGCACACCGGATCCGCCGGCCGCAAACCTCGATGGGCGCCTCGCCTTCACCTACGCGGAGGTGGCGCGCGAGCTCGAGTGCTCCGAGCGATTGGTACAACAGCTAGTAGCGGATCGCAAGCTGGCGGTGTTCTACGTGGGACCGCAGACACCGCGGATCTCGCGCGCCGCCCTGATCGAATTCATGGCGAAGGGTGGGGTGCGGTGAATGCAGACATAAGCACGCCGGCCGCGTTCGCCGATGCCATAGCAAAGATCGCCGCGCCGCTGGGCCTCGAGTTAGCCGCGATTACCTGGAAGGTGACGCCCGATAAAGGTTCGATCGTCACGAGTGGTGGATGGCGAAGTGGTGGACGCCACGCCCATGCTCGATGAGGTGACCGCGGTAGGGGAGGTGGTGGCGATACGCCACGCCGGCGCCGCCCTGGCCGCTACTGACGTCGGCCGTTGTGCAGTAGTGCGGATCTTCGATGGTGATTCCGGTGTGCTGGTAATGGTGTTGGAAGTGCCGCGGTGAGCGGGGAAGTGGTGGTGGCCGCCACCGGAGAGATCATCCCCGCCGTAGCACAGCCGCTCACCCCCGCGCAGGCGAAGGAACGCGCGGAGTGGGTACGCGAAATGCGAAGGGCAGTGCTGAAGCAGGGCGTGGATTATGGCGAGATCCCCGGCACCGATGGTGAAACACTCCTGAAGCCGGGCGCGGAAATGCTGATGCTCGCCGCGGGCTTCGGCTTCAGTATCGAAAAGATCGATGATCTCGACGCGCGCGAACACCAGGGCGTGACCTACAAGGCCACGATCAAGCGCGGTGATGACTTCACTATGTCCGAATGTGAAGGCTTCGCCGGCTATGACGAATCACGCTTTTACCGGGCCGCCACCGATAAGAAACCCGAATACCGCGCGCCGTGGAACACCCTGGTGAAGATGGCGCAAAAGCGCGCGTTCGTGGGTGCGATAAAGCTGGCCACCGCATCATCCGGTTTGTTCGTGGCCGATGATGACGACGACGCGAACGCGCCGACAGACTCCGGGGATGGCGGTGGGCCCGTATATCGGACCAGTAGCAAGGCGCCGCGCACCGAAGTGATCGGCGGATCCGAAGCCTTCCAATACCGGCTGAACGAAACGGCCGAATCGGTGCGCCACGCGTTCCGCGA